AACAGTTACAATATTGTAACTGTACAATACTAGCTATAAGTGCTATGATTAAGTCAAACATTTAGAAAGGGTGTTGTTATGACCAAAGAAGAATTAAATAAATTAATTGGTTTAAACACAAACCATAAAACAGGTGAGCCCTTATTTTAGTATCATATCCGTACATATTTAAATTACTTATGAAGAATCTGATTCAATAAAGCAAGATGATGCTCGATATTGTGCGGAATTATGGAAAACTCTGGTTGAAAGCCTGCATATTGAGGAGGACTAAAAAATGACTTTAGCAATGGGTGTTGATGTAAGCAAATATCAAGGTGTTGTCGATTGGGCAAAACTTAAAGAGTATGGTTACACATTTGCAATCATACGCGGAGGCTATGGCATGTATGAATCACAGGTTGACCCATATTTTACGAGAAATATAACTGAAGCTGTCGCCCAGGGTTTTGATATTGGCGTTTATTGGTTTAGTTATGCTACCAACGCAACAGACGCCGAGAATGAAGCCAAACTATGCTATAAGACCATCAAGCCATATTTGTCTAATATTACTATAGGTGTATTTTTTGATTATGAGTATGATTCGGTTGATTATTATTACCATAGATACCAAAAAAAACCAACATACGAATTGACTAGAGACATGTTTTTAACATTTCATAATTATTTACATCACTATAATATTAAAACCGGGATTTACACTAATTTTGATTACATTATTTCATATTTTAAAGGACTTGACTATGATAGCAAAGAATTTTTATTATGGTTTTCCGACCCTTCCAATAAATATAGAGATAACTATTCATGGGATATTTGCCAAACGGGAATTTTAGATATTGACGGGGTTAGCTTTGATATTAATATCATGCGAGTGCATACAGTGGAAAATCCGGATGAAGATAATTTTACAATTTATACTATTAGATCAGGTGATACACTTTCAGAAATAGCGTCTAAATATGGGATGTCTTTATCAGAACTGTTAGATTGGAACCCTGAATATATAACGAAACCAAATGTTATATATGAAGGCCAAATCGTAAAAGTAAAGAAGCCTATAATTACGCTTATTGAAGTAGGTGACATAGTAAAAATAAAAAAAGACGCGAAGTATTATTATGGTGTGAATACTGTAATTCCAGAATATTATAAAGGCATTGACCTGACTGTTCAACAAGTGAAATCAGGCCGTTTACTTTTAAAGGAAATATTTTCATGGGTTAACATTATCGACGTAGAGAAAGCCGAGTAATCGGCTTTTTTTTACTAAAGAGAGGATTGATAGCATGGAAAAAGCGAAAACGATTTCAATTACTGTTTCACGTGAAACGCTCGAAATTTTAGATAAAATAGTTTTGCTGACCGATAAGACGCGCAGCGCCATTATTCGGGACATGGTCAAGGAATCATGGATTGATTATTGTAGAAAGCAAGGTGGTTTATTTGAATAATAACAATTTAAAGCTAGGAGACTACAACGTTTATAATCCATATAGCTTAGTTAGAAAATTTAGTGAAAAGGAATTAAGGCATGAATATACCAGACTAAGAAGCATAGCGATGAAAAGGCTTGACAGATTATCAAAAACAGAATTTAATCAAAGTGCTACATTTAAGGCTAATTCTAAAGGTTTTCCGACAGCTAGAAGTTTGAAGGATGTAAAAGGGTTGGCTTATGAATTAACAGCAGTGAGCAAATTTGTTGCTAGTAGTTACTCGACCGTAAAAGGCCAGAAAAAAGCAAAAGCTGAGATGTTAAAGTCCTTACAAAAGAATTACCCCAATATAACAGATGAAAATTATTGGAATTTTATAGAATTTATGAATTATGCACGTGAAAAATACGGTGGAAAAATTTACGATAGTGAACAAATAGCCGAACTATTTAACGTGGCGCAAGAAAAGCAAATTCCGCAGCATATGTTATTGCGAAGAATTAACGTATTCAGAAAACATATACCCGAGATTCGAGAGCTTCCGGATTTTGATAGGCAAGCGGTAGGAATGAGCCGTTCTAAATTCTACGAGAAACTAAAATTCTAGGTGATTATAATGCTATTAACCAATCAATATACAACAGATTTAAAGCAAATTAAACGGCAAAAGCGCCCGGTTGGGAATAATGCTTATAAGGGGGAGCCGTTTTATTATAAAGACATTGTGTGCGCTTTTGATATAGAGACTAGCAAGATTAAATACAAGGAAGAATACGACAAAATAAAAAAGGAGATTGTTCCACGGTATCAATCTTTTATGTATGTGTGGCAATTTCAAATGGGGCTTGAATATACGATTGTAGGTAGAACATGGGAAGAGTTTTTAAAAATATGTCAGCAAATTTGCAGCCAGCTAAGAGACAATGAACGGCTGGTAATATATGTGCATAATTTATCTTATGAATTTACGTTTTTATCTGGGATATATCATTTTAAACCTGAAGAAGTTTTTGCAGTAGATAAACGCGCTATTTTAAAATGCACAATGTTTAATAAGCTAGAATTTAGATGTTCTTACAGGCTTTCTAATATGTCATTATTGGAATTTACAAAGGCTGAAAATGTAGAACACCGTAAATATAGCGAAAAATACGATTTTGATTATAATATTATTCGTTATCCATGGACGCCATTAGATTCTGATGAATTGTTATATTGTCAAAATGACGTTCTGGGATTGGTTGAAGCTGTGCACAGTCGGTTAAAAAATTACAATGATACTTTATATACTATACCACTTACTAGCACGGGCTACGTTAGAAGAGAAGCTAAAAAAGCTATGCGCGGCGTGAATCGCACATGGCTTAGGGAGATTATGCCAAGGTATGAGGTTTACAAAGCATTACGGGAAGCATTCAGGGGAGGCAATACCCATGCAAACCGTTATTATGTGGGAAACATTGTTGAAAATGTTAAAACTATGGACCTAGAAAGTGCATATCCAGCGGCACAAGCGTGCTTTAAATTCCCTATGACCCCATTCAAACCAATAGAAGAAAAGTATATTTCATATGATAGATTAACCGATTTATTAAACAAAGGAAAGGCGCTGCTCATGCGTGTAGCTTTTTATGATTTCAAATTAAAAAGTAAATACTGGGGTTTTCCTTATTTAGCAAAGGCTAAATGCAGGGAATGCGTGGGGACTATAGAAGATAATGGCAGATTATTACAAGGCCAATATATTGAGACTACCATAACCGATATTGATTTAAAAATTATTATTGATGAATACGATATTAAAGATATTTTATTTATAAATTGTTATTATTCCAATTATGATTATTTGCCTGATTGTTATCTTGAATTACTTAAAAATTGGTACACAAAGAAAACAGAGCTAAAGGGTGACGATGCGCACGAATACGAATATAGCAGATTAAAAGCGCTATTAAATTCTATTTATGGAATGACTGCCCAGGATCCAGTAAAGGAAAGTAATTTATATATTGATGTAGAAGCCTTTGAAAACAGGGAAGCTGTTCAAGAATATATAGGAAATAATATTGACGATTTAGATTTATTTGTTATTGATAACCGTAAAAGTGTTGAAGAATTACTTGAAGAACATAATAAAAGGGCATTTTTACCTTATCAATGGGGCGTGTGGACAACATGCTATTGTAGATTAATGCTTGAAAAGGGTTTGAAGTTGGCGGGAGATAATGCTATTTATTGTGACACTGATTCTGTTAAGTATTTGGGTTCTGTAGATTTTACAGATTACAACCAAAGACAGAAAGATATAGCAAAGGAAAAAGGATTTTCTGCAATAGATAACGCGGGGAATCGTCATTATATAGGGATGTTCACACCTGATAAGGATTACAATAGGTTTATAACCTGGGGCGCTAAAAAATACGCCTTTACCTATATTAAAGACGGCAAAGAAAAAGTCGGCGTGACCATTTCGGGCGTCAATAAAAAGTTAGGAGGTGAAGAACTAGAAGAGCATGGAGGTTTAAACGCGCTTTTAAATAGTGGAGATGGGCCTTCTTTCACCTTTGTAAAGGCGGGAGGTACAGAAAGCGTATATAATGACTTTCCAGAGATAAAAGAAATAGAAGCAGAGGGCCGGATGATACCTATAACCCGCAACGTAGTGATTAAAGATTCAACCTATCAGCTTGGAATAATTCCCGAATATAATAGGCTATTACAAGATTGTCATTTGTTGCTTAAATGTCTTGACATGGATTGAAATATAATATATTATATATTTAATACTTACATTATAAGGAGTGTGCGCAATGTTAAACAATGTTACTTTTGTTGGTCGTCTTACAGCAGATCCAGAGCTTCGCAATACGCAAGGAGGCAAACCAGTAGTTTCCTGCAATATTGCAGTACAGAACCACAAAGAAGAAACGGTTTTTATTTCAACTGTTTTCTGGAACAAGCTGGCTGAAACGCTCTCTAAGTATTGCAAAAAAGGCAGCTTGATTTCCGTTCAAGGCTTTCTTAAAAATGATAAATATAAAGATGTGCAAATTTTGCGCGTGGTAGCATGTCAATTTCACATGCTAGAGCCTAAAAAAGATAATAATCAAGACCTACCTTTCTAAAGTATTCAGAGCGAAAAAACAGCCGTCCGGCTGTTTTTTTGCATTACAGGAGTGTTAAGAATGAAAACAGAATGGTTATATACACCGGACGAATGGCTGAATGTTCCAGAAATTGTAAAGCGCTGTGAAGCGCAGGGAATAACCTTTATTTATATAGTGGGAGGACGTGCAACTGGTAAAACGTATGGAGTTTTTGATTATGTTCTAACCAATAATATAGGCTTTACATATTTAAGGCGTACACAATTAGCCTTTGATACTATATTAACTGACGAATTAAATCCATTTAATCAATACAATGCGGATCACAACATAAATATAATAATGAAAAAAAACACTAAGGTATCAGCGGGTATATTTTATGGTGTTGAGCAAGACGAGGTTATAAAACCAAGTGGCAAGGCTATTGGAGTAGCTGGGGCCTTGACAACCTTTTCTAAATTGCGCGGCCTTAGCGGTGAATGGATGAAACTATTCTTTTATGATGAATTTATACCAGAACGACACGAGAAAAAAATAAAAGGTGAAGCTGCTGCTTTTTTTAATGCTTATGAAACGATAAACCGTAACCGTGAGTTTAAAGGCCAGAAGCCTTTACTTGCAATAGCAGCGAGCAATAGCGAGGATATAGGCTGTAGCTTATTTTTAGAGCTAGGGTTAATTAAGCATTTCATGAATATGGAAAAAAGAGGTATTGAGGTTAAATTTATGCCAGAGCGTAAAATCTGTTTAATAGATTTGCGCTATTCTGAAATCAGCCGTAAGAAAAAAGAACAGGCCTTATATATTCAAACCAAGGGAACCCGTTTTTATGACATGTCTATAGGGAATAAATTTGATTATAATACAGGGAGTAAAATTGAATCACATTCTCTAAAGGGCTATAACGCTATAGCGGCGATTGGAGAAATTACTATTTATGCGAATAGAAAGGGCGACTATTATATATCACATCATAAGTCAGGAAATCCTGAAACGTTCACAACTGACGATATAGGCATAGCAAGATTTAAAAGCCACTATATACATTTATGGATGGATTACATGGATAATCTGATAACCTTTGAAGATGAAGCCTGTGAAATCGCATTTCAAAAATATTTTGATTGACAAATAGTTATATAAGAAGTAATATATACTTATGGTATTCCTAACAAACCGGCCAATGTGCAGGCCTCGGAAGGGCGCGCCGGTATAGTTCAACGCACACTAGGAACTTGATTGATTAGGGCCATAACAAAGAAAGGGGGTGAAGTAATGACTTGTGCAAGCTTCATCCCCTTTCTTGTTGTTATAGTATTTATTATCTTAGATATTATAACCGGATTAGTAAAAGCCTTTTATAACAACTCATATTCATCAAGTGAAATGCGCAAGGGAGGCCTTCGGAAAATTGGGATTTTCCTAGCCGTTGTATTGTGTAATATGGTTGAAGTGTGCTTACCTTATTTAAATGTTACAATTAATATTCCAATAACCGTTATAGCGGCGGGGTACCTTGTATTTATGGAAATAACTAGCATTATTGAAAATCTCAGCGCATTAAATCCTAATATTAAGGATTTTCTGGAAAGCATTATAAACAAAATAAAGGGAGGTTCTAAAGATGAAAGTAAATGATATTGTTGAGCTGTGCAAAGCGGGCTTCAAAGCTGACCAGATTTTACAGCTTGTTGCCGCAGAGCATAACGAAGGGCAGGGCACGCCTGCTGCACCTGCTGCGCCTGCTGCACCTGCTGCGCCTGCTGCGCCTGCTGTCGATAACTCAGCTATTGAATCAAAGGCGCTTGACCAAATTAACGCAACGCTAAAATCCTTGACTAGCGCAATTCATGCAAATAATATTCAAACTGTTGGCGGAGATTATCCAAAAGAACAAAGCGTTGACGATATTATAACCGCTGCAATCATCAACCCACCTAGTAAAGCGTAATAGCTTTACAATTAACGAATATATGAGGAGTGAAAACGAATGAGTGTAAACCAGCTAACAGTAAACCAAGCTGCATCTGTTTTTAATGAAATTGTACATCAGGCAACAGGTCAAACGAATTTGAAGGTTACTGATACGTCATCGTTTGTTTCAGCGGCAACAACGGTCTTGCTTACGGGCTATGATAAGCTATTGACCGCGATGTCGCAGGTATTGACCCGCACAATTTTTAGTATTAGACCCTATAACGCTAAATTTGCAGGACTTAAAGCAGGGCCGGAACGGTTCGGAAATCATACGCGTAAAGTAAATTACCTTGATGATGATTTTGAGGATTCGCCCGCCTTTGAATTACAGCAGGGACAATCTATTGACATGTACACCGTCAATAAGCCTCGCGTTGTTCAAACAAATTTCTATGGTTTTAACACCTATGCCAAGCATAAAACATTTTATGATAATCAACTTGACATGGCTTTAAGAAATCCTGAAGAGTGGGCACAATTCTTCAATGGAGTTATGGTTAACATTAATAGCCAGATTGAACAGGTGCATGAAAACGTAGCAAGGGCTACTATTGCAAACTTTATTGGTGGCATTAATGTTGCTAATCCTTCATGTGTTGTTCATCTGCTCACAGAATATAATAATTTAACCGGTCAAGTATTAACAGTGAATGACATTTATAAATCAGACAACTTTATAGCGTTTGTGCGCTGGCTATATGCTAGGATTGAGGTTTTCAGTAATCGTCTGACGGAACGCACTCAGCTGTGGCATGTTAATATTGAAGAGAACGAAGTAAAGCGGCATACCCCTAAAAATAAACAAAAGGTTTACTTGTTCAACGAATTCATGAGCCAGGCGCGCACGATGGTACTATCTGATTTGTTCCAGCGCGATAGCATGAAAATGGTTGACTATGAAGGGGTTAACTTCTGGCAATCCATTGATTCGCCGGACAGCATAGACGTGACACCTGTATATACAAATGCGAAAGATGGCACGCTAGTAACTGGTGTAGAACAAAAAATTAATAAAGTCCTAGGCGTTATTTTCGATGAGGAAGCAATTGGATTTATGCCTAAAAATCAAGCTATGGGCGCAACGCCGCATAATGTCGCAGGCCGTTATACAAATCTATGGTGGCATTGGGACGAATGCTATTATAATGATTTCACGGAAAACGGCATTGTTCTTCTACTGGACTAACAAAAAAAAGCCCCGTTTATTCGGGGCTTTTTTAGGAGGTGTGAGCGTTGGAATGTTATCTTTATACATTTTCCAAAAAACAGAATAGCACTAAACAACCAACTGATGGTGCACTATTTGATATTAATTTTTTAAGCCCTACAGACATGCTGAATCCTAACATAGAGTTAATTCTTGATTCTGAACCATACGCCTATAATTACGCATATATTTGGCGTACTCATCGTTATTATTTTGTTTCTAACTGGACATGGGACGACGGGCGCTGGATTGCTTCGCTGTCTGTTGACGCTTTGGCAAGCTGGAGAACGGAAATAGGAAATCAAAATATTTACGTTTTGCGCGCAACAACGAACGCAAACCATAATATTAAAGATCCTTATTATCCTATTACTAATAACATTACTGTTGATAAACAAGCTACTGATGATCTGTGGACATTATCACAAATAGGCATGCCATTAAATAATGGTACTTTTGTTATAGGATTGGTTTCTGATAGTGGAATCCCTAACTATTATATGGCTGATTATTCAAGGTTAACTAGGTTTATAGACTTTATTTACTCTGATGAATTTTTAAGTACCGTATCAGATGGATGGTCGCAGTTTGATCAAAGTTGGAAAACTCGTTTTAATCCTATTGATTATATCACATCCATTATATGGTTGCCATTAACTCAATCAGTAATTATGGATACACCAGCAAGACTAGGGTACTGGGACGCGGTATCATTAGGTACTTTGTTGGGTACTGAGTTCATGCGTACAGTAACGTTTTCATTACCAAACCATCCGCAATCTACACCACGAACATATTTAAATTATGAACCCTTTAGCAACTATTCTATATATGTCCCAAGGGTTGGCATAATTCAATTACCATCTGATTTAGCGCGACAAGGTAATAACACTTTAACTGTGCGTATTGATGGGGTTACAGGCAGGGGTGTTATTACAATAACATCTAATGCTGGGACTTATTATAAAGAAACTTGTACTATTGGAGTACCTATACCATTGTCAGGAGTTAGACAAGCCGGCCTAGATTCAATATTTTTAACAACCTCATTACTGCCGATGGTTACTAATTTAGCAACGGGCAATATTGCAGGTGCTGGACTATCCGCAGTATCAGCTTCATATAATATAAGTCAGCGAATAACGCCGCAATCCTCAAGTATTGGAGGTTCTGGAATTATTAATGAAGGAAATGCTTGCATAGTAAATTCTGTTTTTAGACATATAACATCAACATCAATTCCAGATTTAGGCTCTCCAGTCTATGCATCTAAAACCATTAATAGTATGAGTGGTTTTATTATGGGTTATCATGCTGATATTGAAATCCCATGCACTGATATTGAACTGGAATCTATTAGAAATTATATAGAAGGTGGTTTTTTCTATGAATGATATTTACAGACAAGGTGCTCCATATGATTATAACCATATTAATATTTATAATAGCGAGATTTCACCATCTACAGTACACAGCCAAAACGTGGCTTTAACGGGCTATTTTAGGCGCTATTTACTTCAGAAAGCAATGAGTACCTTTAAATGGAAGTTCCCCGAATTTTGGGCCGAAAATTACCTTTTATACTGCCTTTATTGTTGGGGTAGCTTTACTATTTTCAATACTGATAAATTCGGGGTGATTGCGAACGGCTGCACACTGGGCGGCTATAATGTATTTTATCAACCCTTGTTTTGTGTGGTAGCTAATCCACTTTTAAAAGGGTCTAGGAAGCTGATTATTGATAAGCAATGCACTTTAATTTATATGCAGCCTGATTATGGCGGAATTATGGATTTAGTCAATTATTATGCTGAATTGATGGCTATTACCAGTGAGGCTCTTTCTTTAAATATGTTTAATAGTAAGCTAACCTATGCGTTCGCTGCTAGAAATAAGAGTACAGCAGAAAGCTTCAAAAAAATGCTTGATATGGTGAACCGTGGAGACAGCGCCGTATTTTATGATAATAAGCTAGTCAATAATCAAGGGGATCCTTTGTTTCAGTATTTTCAATCAGACCTAAATAAAAATTATATCGCAAGTGATATTCTGGTAGACCTTCAGAAAATAGAGAATCAATTTGCGCAAGACATAGGTTTGCCAAATGCCAACACCGAAAAGAAGGAAAGGCAAATTGTTGACGAGGTTAACGCTAATAATGTAGAAACCTTTACACGCTGCGATATGTGGCTAAAAACATTAAAAAAACAATGCGAAAAAGCAAACAATATGTTTCAAATGGATTTGATTTCTGTCGATTGGCGTGTAAATCCTTTAGAGAATGGGGGAGGTGCTATGAATGAAGGCTTGGCTGTCAATTCTAGGTCTGTATAATTATGATAATTCAATTTTCGATAAATTCGTAGTGCCAACAGGCATGGATAAAGAACTAATTATTAATAATATTTTATTAGAGCTTGCAGAACTTGAAATCATATACCCGGAACCGAACACCATGAAGAATGCTATTGGCTTCTGGTCACAAGGACAGCTTGACAGCTGGCAAAGAATGTATGACGCTATGCAATTAGAATATGACCCTATTTATAATTATGACCGCTTCGAAGAATGGCTTGATTCTAATCAATCACATTCTAACTCAACCGGTACCAGTAACGGCACTTCAAAACATCAGGTGAACGCATTTAACAAAGGACTTACAGACAGTGACAACAATATAGTAGATAATACAAATACTGATAATTCAAATGGTTCTTCGATAGGCGCACATAATGGGCATATGTATGGAAACATAGGGGTGACTACAAGTCAAGATATGCTCCTTAGCGAGGTCAACGTCTCTAAATTCATAGTACAGGATTATATAATTGAACAGTTTAAAGATAGGTTTTGTCTTTTAGTTTATTAGTGAAAGGATGATAATAATGGCATTTGAACAATTTCCATATAGCAATTTCCACGACCTAAACCTTGATTGGATTATTAGTGAAGTAAAAAAGGCAATTGAAGGTTTTAAAGCGCTTTCCGCCAAAACAGATGATTTTGAAACAACTTTAAATAATGCGCTTGAATATATCAATAATTATTTTGAAAATCTTGATGTTCAAGAAGAAATTAATAATAAATTAGAAGAAATGAAAAAAAACGGTGAACTTGCTGATATTATCGCGTCGTTCCTTAAAGCTCCTAATTATTATCTATCTGTTCAAAGCATGGTTGCTGACACCTCTATTACAAATAATTCAGTAGCAATCACAGCATCCTATAATAATGCTGGTAATGATGGTAGCTGTCTATATTGGATTCATACGCCTAAAAGTTATGATTTTGAAATAGCCCTGTCTAATAATTTGTACGCATATCCGTGCCCAATGGGCATCCCTACTGTTCGGGAATTTGGCGCAATAGCAAATAAAAACATTGAAACACCATTAAAAAACTTAATTAAGTATAGTACTACTACAAACAACCCTTGTGATATTAGTGGACAGTATCAACTAACAAACCCACAATACATAGACAAAAAATATCTAGCTAATTATAATTTAACATCAGATGCGGGCGTTGTATATACTAAAAATATTGATATAAACACTAATGGCTATGACTATATTCAAAGTGATTCTAGTATAACAACGACTATTCAGGGTGGATGTTGCGTTGACATTAATTATACGGGGGAAAGACACCAATATGTTACGTTATCAGCAGAACATCAAGTAATACTTTATAATAAAGATTTTAAGGTTGAGGCGGTAACCACAGGGCCGGATATATTGGGACATGGTAACGATATTACATTTGATGGATATACTTCAACTTACTACGTTGCACCTATGACCGATAACGGAACCATTTGCACATCGAAAAGTTACAAGGGTCCATGGACTAAAAAAACGTTGCCTGAAATTACAGCGCCGGTTTCTAATGTTGCTTATGATCCAGTTAACAGATGTTTATACGTTTATGGCGGGGGGGTGTATATCTATAACCCTGATACTTGGGAATTAATTCATCAAGTTCAACTGAATCATGCTAATAGGCCTAACCCGTTGCTTCCTAACTCGTTCCAGTATACACTGACACAAGGTTCTTTCTGTTATAATGGTATGTGGTGTTTATCTTCCAGCGTATTCCTTAACGAAGCATATCCGCAGGCGGAAACAAGGATTGCAACATTCGACCTTGAAACCGGTAATATCAAGCAATGGTGGATTATCCCTATTCCTTATTCAGGATATGAACAAGAATGCGTTATTGTTGATTATTACGGAATTAGAACGGTAGCCGTTGGAAATGATAAATCATTGTGCGGAAGATATATGCCTTTTGGTTGTGGTGACATTCAAAAAGGAATTTCTCATGAAGAATTTACGGTATATGTTGATGAAAGTAAAACAGCTATGGGTGATGGATTGAGTAAAGATTCACCCATGAATAGTTTATTTAACGCTATTAGAACCTATGGAAATAGGCCGGGCGTTACTTATTGGCTCCTTAACAATGTTACTAAAGGCTTTACAGTTAGGAATATGGCGCAAGCATGCGTAATCTATGGAGGAGATAACAATTCTTACGGTTTTGCTGCTAGTTGCACGTTTGCAAGATGTTATAATATACAGTTACAGAATTTGACGAATACAGCAGTTTTAAGCTTCCAAAGCTGTACAGTAACAGGTAAAAATATCATAGTAAATAACGTGACCGCTGGAAATTATAGTGCAGCTTTCAACTGTACGGCGGCAAGTACTGTGCATTTTGAAAGTCTTACCGCTAAGGGTTGCGATACCGTTCTTAGGTCCGGTAGTGGAAGTATAGTAATATCACCCGTTAACGGTTCTTCTAATACTGTAGGGCTACAATGTCAATATGGCGGATTTGGTATGACTTGGGGTTCTGGAGCTACAACAAAAGGTAAACGTGATACAAATTCTAGTTGCTTAGTTGAAGGTGCGTTAATAAACGCAAGTTAATATAAAAAGGTTCAGGTATTACCTGAACCTTTTTTCTCGTTAGAAATATCGCCTAAACGCTTATGAAGAAAATCATAAATGCATGTTGAACAAGGCATGTTCTTTAAACATTTATATCTATCTGTGTTATTATGGCAAAAATCGCATTTTGCTAGAATGTTACTAATTGACAAAACAATATCTTTTTCCTCCATTGCTCTTAATCGTTCCGAAAGTATACGCATAGTGCTTGAAATTCTTATAAGGTCTTCATCAAAGGACTGTTCCAACCTCCTGCATTCATTATGACTCATCGTTTCTAATTGTTCAATTGTCTTCTTGGTCATTGTTGTACCTCCTTATAATGTCAGCTAGTATAATATCGATCTCAAATATTGCACTTTTATCCATATCAAGCCTAATAACAATATCATCTCCAAACGCCACATAAGAACAAGCATCCTTTTCAGCCTCAATATTTGCAATTGCAAACGGTACTAATGCGCGTACTGATGAAATTTCTGTAAGTTTAAAATATCTATAATTTGTCATATCTGTCACCTCATTTTAATTTAAAAGTAACTTTCATCTGCGGAAATTGTTTGATAAGTAGTTCCTTAGCTTCACTTACTGAAATATTAGCAAATAATGCCAACACAACAACATCACAATACTTTTCACCATCCAGATAACAATAAAGCTTCGTCGCACTTCTTTAATCATAATCACAGACCACCTTTCTAAATGTTTGACTTAATCATAGCACTTATAGCTAGTATTGTACAGTTACAATATTGTAACTGTTAGTTACAATATTGTAACTGTTAGTTACAGAATTGATATTTGTAACGGTGTTACATTGGGGAAGTCCAGGGATACCCCCGGGGGGTATATTAGGGTACTTT